GAGCAGTAGATGCTTTTGTTTCCTCACAAAAGTTAGCTAAATTTGTTAGTGCAAATGGAGCAAAAAGTTTAAGTTCTAGTAAAGGTTTACGATTAGTTCAAAATATAAATAGATATAATATGAATGTTCAAGAAGCATTAACACTAGGAGCATTTAAAAATTTTGATGACGCAGTTGCAAATAAAGCAGCAAATAAAGTATTAAATCAATCAGGTATTCTTGCTTCTAATAGAGATGCTTTAATACCACAAAACTCTAATAGATTATTATTTACTCAGAGTAGAAATCCTTGGGTTCGATTACTTGGTCAATTTACTTCATGGGCTATGGCTAAATCAACACAAACAAATAAAATATTAACAAGAATAGAAAATGGAGATGTAAAACAATTAGTAAAATTACTTGCGGCAGTACCTGTTTATGGTGGCATTCAACAATTAAGAGAACTTGCAAAACATGGAGAAGTAAAAACTGACCCAGGTAGCATGGAAGGTAAATGGTGGTCAGAATCTGTAAGATTATCAGGTATGGCTGGTTGGCTTCCTGAATTATTTATTGGAAGAGCAGTTGGTCCTGGTTCACAAAAACCTTGGTTTCTTCCTTTCCCTGTATTTACTGTGTTAGGAGAAAGTGGTGATGTTGCAAAGGATTTATTAAAAGGAAATTTAAATACTGCATGGAAAAGATTTATGAAAAAAATTGCACCTTTCCCTACTTGGAGAGGATGGATTGATAGATTATTTGGTAATGTAGAAAAAAGAAGAAAATTTAATCAGCCTAAAGATTATGAATCATTAGATACTTTTGAAAGAAAATTTAATAGAGGTGGAAGAGTAGGTTATAAACTTGGTCAATCAGTTATTCCTCATGTAGAAGAAAAAGAAACTATTATTGTTGAAGAAGAAACTAAAGATAGAATTAAAAAACATGAAGGTAAAAGAAATATACCTTATAGATTAGAATACACACAAGATGATGGTACAAAAATTAAAGAAGATTTTTATACAGTTGGTAGAGGACATAAATTAGATATAAATAATAATCAACCTGAAATAACTAAAATCTATTCTGAGAAAGAAATTGAAAATTTATTTGAACAAGATGTTGAGAAAGCAGCCCTTGCTGTAGATGACTTAGTTGATAAAAGTAAAGTTCACCCTAAAGCTTATAACCTAATGGTTGAAATGGCTTTTCAAATGGGAAGTAATAAAGAAACTAAGAAAGGGTTAGCCGCATTTGAAAAAACAATCGCAGCTATAAATGCTGGAGACTATAAAGAAGCTTCTAAACATATGCTATGGAATTATAATAAGGATGGTTCTGTAAAAGGAAAAACTAAATGGCATAATCAAACACCTGACCGAGCTAAAGAATTAAGTGCATTAATGTCAGGTTTATTTGTTGACAACTAACGAATTTCTTACTATACTATAGTATGAAAGAGTAATGTCCATTGTGGAGTTACTCAACTTAAATCGCTTAACGAAAGGATTAACATGACAACATACGATTTAATAAACTTTGACCCCTTTAAGAATTTCTCTATCGGTTTCGATAGAATGTTTGATTCTTTAAATGAGGTCTCTCGACTAAACACTTCAAACTTCCCTCCATATAACATAAGAAAGTTAAAGGATGGTAAGTATCTTGTCGAAATGGCATTAGCAGGGTTCTCTAAGGAGGACTTGAAATGTGAACTACAAGATGGTGTATTAACCATTGAAGCTAAAAAAGAAAAGAAAGATGCAGAGAACTTGATTCATCAAGGGATTGCATCTCGAAGTGTTTTAAGGAAGTTTACGTTATCAGAGTATGTCAAAGTAGATGACGCTGATTTTAAAGATGGAATGCTTAAAATCAAACTCTACGAAGATTTACCTGAAAGTAAAAAGCCTAAAACAATAAAGATTAAATAAATCTTTACTGTCATGGTGGTATCAGTATAACTCGTTAGAGTACAACTGCTCTGCCACCATAAAAAATTATGATACCATACAATATATTATTTAAACTTGGTTCTAAAGCTGTCGGTACTTTTATGAATAGAAGAAAAGAAAAGTCTGACAGAGCACACGCAATAGCTATGCAAGAAATGGCTACTGGAAATGAACGAGCAAAAAGAAATGGTTCTTTATTTTTAGATTTAATATTAGGTGCATTTATACTAGCACCACTAGGCATACTTGCTTATGGTTCTTACTTAGGTGATGAACTAATATTAAATAGAACTGAATTTTATTTTAGTAGACTAAAAGAAATTCCTGAAGTCTACCTTTACTTAGTGTTTATAGTAGTAGGTGGAAACTATGGAATATCTGTTACAAGTTTAATTAAAAATAGAAAAAAATAAAATGCGAATCTCGGATAAGACTGCAATTTCCATGCCGATGAAAAATCTTCTAGGAATTGTCACCGCAGTTTCAGTAGGGGTGTGGGCATTTTTTGGAATTCAAGAAACTTTAAATAAACATAGTACGACTTTAGAGTTAATGGAAAAAGATTTAGAACAAAATACAGAATTTAGAATTAAATATCCTAGAGGAGACTTGGGACAATCGGCAGGAGAAGCCGAGCTTTTCATGTTGGTGGAGCATATGGCAGGATTGGTAACGAAGATGGAAGACCGCATGGAGAATATGATGTCAAATAGTGTTAACATTGAAAGACTTCAAAAAGATATGGAAAAAGTTTTACAGGATATTGAGAAATTAAAAGATAAGCAAAGAAGTTTTGCTAATGGAGCACGTTAATGACAAGACCAGTTAGAAAATGGATAGTAAGATTAAGAATGTGGTACGCTACAGTTAGAGGACATAAAGGTATGCGTTGGAATTATGAACCATCGGAACATTACTTTGGGAAAGGAAAAAAATAATGATTGAAGTTGTAACAGCCCTAATGTTATTTTTAAATGGCACAATGATAGAGCACGTTTATAAACCTGACTTAGGTGCGTGTCTCAAATCGAAACGCATAGCTTCGCATGAATTAAATCCAAAGCGAGTAGTCTTTAGATGTAAGATTGTTAAAGCTAAAATAGAATTAGACGACCAAACAAGATATGGAAAACGTATCCTTAAAATATTAGAATAAATTCATGATGAAGTAGAGTTTGGCGTTGACGATATTAGTGAAGAAAATTATAACCGCATGAAAGCGGAAAATATTAGAAAGGAGAAACACATGGCTAAAAAGAAAAAGAAAAAAGGCAAAAAGAAAAATAAAAAAAATAAAAAGAAAAAGAAAAGATAGTTAAATGATGGATATCATAGGTTTAATTTTACTGGTCTGTTATATAACCTATGTTATCTATGATTTAAAAAATAAATGATAAACGATAAACTTATAACAATCCTGATTGCTATTTTGTTAGCACTCGGAGGATGGAATTTAAAGGAAACATATTCAATTTCAAAGGATATGGTTTTGATTAAGGAGAAGGTGGCGACTATTCAAAATGAGGTATCGAACTTTAAAAATCTTAAGAGCAAGAAGAAACGCAAGAAGAAAAATGAAAACAACTAATGCGTGGGTTCGTTATATAACTATATTCCTTTTTAGTATTCTATTCCTTTTAATATCAGGATGTGAAAATACAAGGCATTCTATTGGTATCTCAGGTAAACCTTTGAGTACTGACATGGAGCAAAATATTAAGATGAATTATAAAATTATTTTCGGTAAGGTGAGACCGAAGGAAGATGACGAAGATTAAACTTTATGCTTACTTCCTTAAAAAAAGACGCTGGTATAGACGAAGACGAAAAAAAAGAAAATGAAAATAGCTTTGGTAATAACAATATGTGGTATGATGGGATGTCTACCACCTCTTACTCATAATGATTGGACATTTGAAACAGAAGACCAATGTATGTACAAAGGTTATTATCATATCGCTGAAGTAGCTGAAAATTATATGAGGGCTATAGGTGTTCAAGCATTTAAAGACCAAAAAATAAAGATGATGTATAATTGTTTTCCTGCCGATAAAGTTTTTGAAACTAAACCTTCAGGTACTCCTACTTAGGAATGAAAAACATCCCTTGCAATTTTTTCTAAGTATGTATGTAATTCTGTAAAATTAGTTTTACACTCTCTCAACATAGCTTGTATTACCCCTGCATTTTCCTTTTTAAAATAGACAGGAATCTTATCCATAGGAAAAGTTTTTAATTCACTAATAAACTGTCCTTGATTATTAATAATTAATTTGAAGCCCATTAAATCGGCTTCTTTTTTTTTGGTTCTTTTAGATTTATTTAATTTTCGAGGGAGTCGCACTAGCTTTTCTCATTAAGTCAACAAAAAAGTCATCATCACCTTTATCTTTTCTTAATTTAGTTAATGGTTTATCGCCCTTTTTATATATCTCTACACTTCTAACTCTAATTGGATTCGTCATAAAGACTGGAAGTCTTGGATTGTTAATACTCTTCACCATAAAGAATCCATCATCCGCTATACCAAATGTTAGTACATTTTGTATATCTATATCATCCATACCAACTAAACATAATCTCATATTATAAATAGCAGGGGGTCCACCTGTAATAGGTTTACCTTTTAAATCATAAATTTTATCTACCATTTATTTTCTTACAATATGTTTTCTTAATGCTCTAACAAGTTCTTCTATCTTATCTATTATAGCAATTAAAGATTTATCTTTTATATAACCTTGTTCTTTTTTTAATTCATCATACTCTCTTAAAGGAATTGTTACAGTTCTTCTTGATGTAATTTCACTTTCATAAGTATCTGCTTCAGCTCTGTCTTGGTCTTCAGTCATCATTTTTTATAACGCTTTCTATTTTAGAAGAGTATTCTTTACTTACAAAACTAGGTTCAGTATTAACTATACCATCTTTAACAGCTACTACTCCTCCTTGTCCATCATCATCTATTAAACTATCCACACTTGTTGTATGAATTTCATTTAACTTTTCATTGTTTCTAGTTATCTTTTTCTTTAGGTGTTCTTTAAGTTCACCTATTCTTACGTATAACATTTTATCTATCTGCGGAGTAATTCCATACATAGGTAAATCATTAAGAGCAGAAATTATTCTACGAAAACCTCTTGCTCGTTTTTCTAATTGAGTTATAGTACTCTCATTAATCATCATAGTCCCTTTCCAATATCATTTCTAGATAGTGTATTGCCTTTTCTATATCCTTCCTCTTTCCTTTTTTTTGATGTCTGCATATATACTTAATAGCATTTCCTTCTGCAAACAATATTTTATTTTCATTAATAAATTCTGCAGGTTGAATCTTCATAGAGTTATAGTGGTTTCCATCTACCTGCTTACTTAATGAATCATATGTCGTACCTTTAAACATTCCTTTGTCTGTCATTACATAGCAATAGGACCTTCTTTAGCCATCCTTGCTCTCCTTTTATCTCTTTCTGTGGGTTCTAAGCTATTATTTAAATCATCTATAGTCCAATGAGGATTCTTTTTTAATTTTTTAACTATCCATTTATAAGACCAAGGTTGTAAACGTAATGTAGTTCCTTGCCAATAATGAGTTTGATTCGGTAATAATTTAAATACATTCTTTACATTAACTTTCTTTTGTTCATCAGGATTTAATAATCCTTTAAGCCATTCAACCATAATATGTTTAGCTTTGTTTCTTATCTTACTCATTTGTTTAGTGTTCATTTCTTTTTCTTTTTCTTATAAGTATATTTATAATCTTTAATAAAATAAATTATAAATCCTACAATAAAACTTATTAATATTAATCCTCCTACAGTTTTAATTATCAATAACATTTATTCGGTCTCCATCATAGGAGCATTAACAATAGGTTCTAATTCATTCTGTAGTTTCTCTGATACAGAAAGATTTTTACCATTACTTCCCATATTATAAAATGTATACTTAACAGTTAGTTCTTCCCATGCCTTTATATTTTTTATAGTAATTAAATTATATTTAGTATAATTCTCTGCTTGTAATTTTACTTTCTCACAATTAGGTTCATCTGAATGATTTATAAAACCACCTAAAGGTGTACGAATTAATTCATCTCCTATTTTAATATGAGATGTTCCAAGATTTGTACCTTCTTTTATAAAAGATAATGTAACTAAACCATACCCTTCTATCTTACTCTTCTCAATTCTAAGTCCGTCAGGTAATGGTTTATACAACTTTTCTTTTTCCATATGTTTTTAATTCTTCTGAAAAGTTTTTAGTTATCTCTTCAACATTAGGTTGTCTATTTACTTCAGCTAAATAAACAAACTTATTAGAATATTTAAATACTCTTAATCCTTTTCCATCATTCGCATCCTTATAACATTCCCATTTATGTGCACAAAACTGACAACCAATAGGTAATGATTTGTTACCACCTTTTGTTTCTGATAATTGATAACATCTATCAGGTGGTGTATCACTCTTTAATGTATCTTGTAAAGTTTTAATTAAAGTTGTAACATTAGGTTTAGCTAACTCATCAGGTTTATAGAAACAAACATCTCCACTTGATTTATCCATAACCAAAAACCCTCCTCCATTTGTACCCATACCTGTTTCATATCCTGATAACTGGGCGTGATAACCAAATGGGTCATCACCAACTAACTCTCCTGTTTTAAATTTCTTAAAACTAAATGATGATGCTGACTTAACATCACACACTTCACCATCTACTGTCGCATCTATATGTCCTTTAATATTATCTATCTCTACTTTCTTTTGTTGGTCTCCTAT